GAAAAATATACAAAATGTTATTGACAAGCAATTCGACGTATGATAGAATGAGTGTAGAAATTGAAAAGTCAAGTCGGAACATCCGATCTGATGGGAGGAGAACGGGAAATGAAAATTTGGATTTTTATTGAGAATGACAAAATTAAAATGTATAAAGGTATGTTTATAAAACAACAACGCGATCAAATAGATGCTCAAGTTGCGAAAATGAATTTGCTTGATGGGGAACATATTGTAAAAATAAAATTTAAGGAGGCAACGAAATGAATAAACAAGAACTAGATGTAATATTGAAACAACATAAGATTTATTTAGAGGACAGTAATAAAGGTAAGCGTGCTAACTTACAATATGCTAACTTACAATATGCTGACTTACGAGGTGCTGACTTACAGCGTGCTGACTTACAATATGCTGACTTACAATATGCTAACTTACAATATGCTGACTTACGAGGTGCTGACTTACAAGGTGCTGACTTACGAGGTGTTGACTTACAGCGTGCTAACTTACAGCGTGCTGACTTACAATATGCTGGCTTACGAGGTGCTGACTTACAGCGTGCTAACTTACAGCGTGCTAACTTACAGCGTGCTAACTTACAGCGTGCTAACTTACAGCGTGCTGACTTACGATATGCTGACTTACGAGGTGCTGACTTACAAGATGCTAACTTACAAGATGCTGATATTGACTTCTCAAGTCTACCGTTATGGTGTGGGGGGCTAAATTTCAAGATTGATGAACGCCAAGCCAAACAGTTAATGTATCACGTTATCAACCTTATGCAATACAGTGATATTGAAATACCAAAGTCTAAAAAATCTCTATTTAAATGGTTAAGTGATAGTCATTTAGTCACTACACACGATTTACCTATTTTAGAGGAGGCGACAAAATGAACGGTCAAATCAAGTTAGTTATATCGCATCCGGATTATAATAAGATCATCTCAAAAGTCATGAAGAAATTATCGACTACAAAATGTATCATAGATCATTCTTATCAAACAAGAATCGAAGGAGAGCTCGTCCAAGTCATATCTTATCATAAGGGCGCACAATTCCCTACGACCATTTAAAAAACGCTTTAATTCAAGAGTTTCAAGAAATTATCAAAGAAATCGAAGGAGTTGAAAAGGAATGACCGAATACATTTGTAAAGGAAAGATTACTGTTCCAAAAATTGATGAAGATGGTTTTGAAACGGATGAAAGAATCAATGTTCCCATAGGAAGTAAATGGCATATTGAAACGAATAGTGATTATGAAGTATATCTTGAAAACGAGTTAGGCGATTGGCTCGGAATGGGAAAGATTAAATTTGAAGAGAATTTTGAGGGAGTTGAAAAAGAATGAAAAAATACATCTACACAGGAACGGAAGCCAAAGGGCTTGTCAAGGTGGTGGGGGAATGAACGCCAATGAAGTTAAACTATATTCACATTATAACAGAAAGACAAAAAGAGAATTGATTGAAATTTTGATGTATGTAGTAAACAAAAAAAGGCTTGAAAGAGAATCTCTTGTAAATATTTTATATGAATTACAAAAACTTTCGCTTTCAGTTGATAACAATATCGTTTTGCCAGAAAGTGAAAAAAGAGAAATCATTACTCACATAAACGAAATTGAAATAATACTCAAGTTTAATATAAGTGAATTCGATAAAAAGAGCGAAGAAGAATGAAACAAGAAAAAAGTTTAATGAAAGAATATAACCGAATGAGGAAAAAAGACGCTACCATGCCAATACCTATTTTAGAGTATTCTTATGATAAAAAACTTTACAAAGCAATGAGAAGAATTTGCCGTCTTGAAAGCAAAGAAAGGAGAAAGTTAAAATGAAAAAACTCACGCTATACATCGAAGAAACAGCCTACAAAGAGGCGGAGTAGATGTGCGCAACTAACGAACGACCAAAAAGACCAACATTTGAAGAATCCCTAAAAGAATGGAATGAGGTTGAGGATTATTTGGTTAGCATTGGAGAAAAGAAAAAACCAGAATATTTGACGATTGAAAAGGCGCAAACCGCCAAAGGAGAAAAGGAATGAAAAAGATTATTATTATTTTAGTGGCAATATTATTTAGTTTTATTCTAATAAGTTGCGATAAAGAAGTATCTACGTCTAACGAAAGCGCATTATCAAATTACTCTTTCGCAGTTGGTATGGTTGTTCAAAGAAACGATGGAGAAGAATTAAAATACTCATATTTAATAATTGTTGGGCGAGAAACAGGAACGGTTGAAAGTAATATATTTTTATCGGTTGGAGAAGATGTTTTACTCGCAGAAGATAACAATGACTCTATAATTTTAATAGATTTAAGTTGATGTTGACAATGCCTAAAAAGAAACCGCACAAGCGGACGGAGGCGGTTGATCCGATTTGGAAAGCTCGGCAGTTAGCTCAAGAGAAAGAGAACCGAAAATACAAGGCGAGTAAAGGAGGATAGAAAATGCTTGAAATAAACAAAATACATTTAGGAGATTCATACGAACTAATCAAAGAAATACCAGATAAAAGCATTGATTTGGTTATAACTGACCCACCTTATGGAATTAAAGCAGATAAAGGAACTCATGGGTTTGGTTCTTCAGCTAATAGAAAATATGTAGATGATTGGGATAAAGAAACTCCTTCAAAAAAGATGTTTGATGAGATTATAAGAGTAGGAAAGATTGTTTTAATATTTGGAGCTCAATATATAACCGACATATTACCACAATCTAATTGTTGGATTGTATGGGATAAAATAGGAGAGATGAACGTTCAAAATCCATTTAGTGAATGTGAATTGATTTGGACTAATCAATTTCATAAAGTCGTTTTAAAAAAATATTTTATTAGACAATCTGGTTTCATAAATGACGGAGATGAAAGACTGCACCCAACCCAAAAACCATTAAGATTAATTTCAAAACTAATTAAAGATTTTTCATCTGAAGGAGATATTGTTCTTGATTGCTTTAGTGGAAGTGGAACAACTTGTGTGGCGGCAAAAGAACTTAACCGAAGATTTATAGGAATTGAAATCAATCCGCGCTATCACAAAATAAGCGTTGACAGACTTAACGGAATTACAGCAAACGGTCAGACAAGTATATTCACAGACTTTGCCACACAGAAAATACAAGAAAGCGAGGGCGTAGAATGACACCATATTTAATTTGTACTATCAAGACTTATGATGTTGATTGGGAAGTATATATCATCGACAGAGATTCGCCGATTTTAAGCACTCCAACTAACAGATATTCTGGAATTACAGTAAACGGCGAACATAGAATTTATATTGAGGATGGGCTTGACAAGATATTTTTCAAGGAAGTTGTTTATCACGAAGTAACGCACGCGTTCAACAATTCACTTAATAATTCGAAGCTAAAGTTCTCTCATGAGGAATTATGTGATTTCATTGGCAGATACGGAAGAAACATTTACGGACAAGCTGAACGGATTATCAGGGCTGAACGGATTATCAGGGCTTATGAAAAGTGAGTTAATACTTCAAAAACGTATCCAGCTTGACTGCGGCGCTGAGGGTTGGATTGCTGAACATTATGAGAGTAAAAAATTACTTTTACCGAACGGTATGTACGCTGATTCAGGTGTGCCAGTCGGGTATCCGGACTTGACTATTTATCCCGGTAATGGTATTGTTGTGTTCGTTGAGACTAAAATTAAGTACAACAAGCCCTCTGATGAACAACTTTTATTCCGTGATCGAATGGTAAATTTAGGTTATTTGCATAAATTTATTTATTCGTTTGAAGCCTGGCTAAACTTCAAAAATACTAGTTTGCATAGTTTTCGCAAAAAAACATAAAGTATTTCAAACAGGCAAACTCTAACCAGTTTGTCTTTTTTTGTATATAAAGTATATAGTTTGCATAGTTTTAGGCCTTTTCTATAAACTTTCGCGTAAGAAAATTATTATAAAATACTTTATGAAAAACGCCCCTAAACTGTGCAAACTATGCACATTGATTTTTTTTAAGTTTCCTATTGTAAAAAAAACGCTTTCATGGTATAATGAATGGTGAATATATAGAAGATGTTATTTTCGAAAGGATGTGTTTCTTGTTTGAACGATGTTGCTGTTATTATTCCGGTGTATCATGCTCACGATACTATCAAGCAGACTCTTTACAGTGTGTTCATGCAGCGCGTTGTTGATTTCGCTGTGTATCTGGTTGTTGACGGACCCGAAGATTATACTTACTTATCCGATTTATTCCCTGTTAATATTCTGCAACTTGATTCTAACTCAGGACCTGCTGTCGCTAGGCAGTTCGGTATAGATCATTCTTCGGAGACTTTTATTACTTTTGTTGATGCTGATGATACGCTCGTTTCTTCTCTTGCGTTATTTTATCAACTTCAACCTTTCTCTGATTCTAATATCGCAGTTTCATCTATGAGCTTCTTACAGGAAAACAAAGACCATTCTATCAAACTTAGAGAAAAAGACATGGTGTGGATGCACGGTAAGATGTATCGGCGCTCTTTCTTGAATAAGTATAATATCCGGTTTAATGACTCTCGTGCTAACGAGGACGTTGGGTTTAATACCCAGTGTCAATGCCTTGCTAACGAAAATGAACAAATCTTTCTGTCGCACGACGTTACTTATATGTGGCAGTGGCGTGACAACTCTACTGTACGTACTGATAACAACAGCTATATGTACAACGAGTCGGTCGATGGGTATGTAATCAACAAAGTTTACGCCTTCGAGCAGGTACTGACTCATACTGAAATAAATGACTCCATCAAGTATTTTATCATCGGAGCTATGGGACATTTGTTTAAGAAATATTTAGGCGCGATGCTTAAAGCACCCAAGCAGATGAAGCACATTATGAAATGGTGCAAGGTTTATTACCGTAAAATTTTTACACTTGTAGACAAGGAATATCTTGACAAGGCCGAAAAGGTTATCCTTGCTCAATCTGGCCTTGACAAACTTGAGTACTATGAAGAGTTTTTGAAGTGGAAATTACTACTTAAAAATAAGTAGAAATCGTACCCTAAAAAAAAGGACGTGCTATTTTATGCCATTAGGAGCGCCAAGAAAATTTACAGTTGAATCATTAGAGAAGCGTCTAAATGAATATTTTAAAGCTACGCCAGTAGAGGAAATCACCCTTACTGGTGTTTGTATTTGGCTTGGTATTTACAAGGACACTTTCTATGGTTACGGTAGGCGCAAGGAGTTCACTGATATCATAAATATGGCTCGTATGAGAATTGAAAATTCTTATGAAGTATCATTAAAAAAATATGGTAGAGCTGGCGATATCTTCGCTTTAAAAAATTTCGGTTGGCATGACAAGCAAGAAGTCGATACAAAACTTACTGGAGATTTTAGCCGAGCGATGGATACATTTGTAAATAAGTTATGACGCTTGATGACGTAGTATTACTAGAAAAGCACAAGGATTTAATCAAGGATCGTTCGCAAGTCATATTTGCCGAAGGCGTGACTAACGCCAGCAAGTCGTTCATCATCGGCATAGCGTTTATACTACGTATACTTACTGAACCGGAAGACCGTACGCAGTTCGTGTTAGCTGGTGTCAGCGTACCTGTACTTGAGCGAATGTTCATCCAAAATGAAGCATCATTCTTTAACATATTCAAACCCATATGCGAATACACCTCAGCAGGGCAAGGAGGTGCGCGTATAGTCGTTAATGGTACAAAGACCATATATCTAGTAGGGTATGACAATAAGAAGCGCTGGCAGTCAATTTTAGGGCTTACGTTGCATGGTTTCAATATCGAAGAAATAAATATCGCTGATGACGAGTTCATTAGCGAGGCGTTCATTCGAACGTTCCGTAACGGTGGTTGGATGTACGCGAGCTGTAACGGCGGAGACCCTGACATACCAGTGTACGTAGATTATATGAATAAGGGCAGACCGCTAGCGAAATGGGCTAGCCAGATACCAAAAGAGACTTGGGAAGAACTGAATCGTACACCGGCGGATATGTCGTTCAGATATTATTTCTTTACGTTCGACGACAACCCAACGATGACGCAGGAAGAACGTACGGCGCTCATAAACAATACGCCAAAGAACAGTTACCAATGGAAGACTAAAATCATCGGTATACGCGGTAGGCGAGAGGGTATCATATACGCGGATTATATGTCGCGGAACAAGAATATAATAGACCTGGATATGTTCACTGACGAAGGCTTGAAGTTTCTTTCACCAAGAGGTGTTGAGATAATAACCGTCGGGCAAGACGTTGGTGGTACTGATAATAACGTGTTCACTATTAATCTGTTCACTAGAGGTTACAGAGAACACATAGTCGTAGATATGCTTGAGTTCAACGACGCGAACCATGACGAGATATGGAGTAAGTTCTATGCGTGGTTTAAGCCATACTATGAGCGATACAGTATGTACTTCAAGGGCGTGTTCATTGACAGCGCAGCGAAGATTATGCGACTGACTATGGACGACCGGTTGAACAAGTACTTTGGTTTACGTTGCTACGGAGCATACAAGTATAACATCGTTCAACGTGTCGACGCTGGTATTACGCAACTAGATCAAGCAAGATTACTGTTCACACAGAAGTCAGAACCTTGCTACGAAAGTTTCACGAAAGCGTACTACGACGAAACTAGCAAGACTGATATTAGGGCGTTCCCGAAACACATACACAAAGACCGCATAGACAGCGTTGAGTACGGACAAGCAAACTACACAGCGAAGATGATGCAAAGTAGGTGGAACAATGAAATTCTTAGATAGGTTAATTGATAAGCGTATCGCAAATTATAGTAAAGGAGTTGGGGCTATGTTGCAATATAATCCGTTGTTAGTTAGTATGGAAAGCACAGAAACAGATAGACATATGACACGGCGTATGCTAGAGAACAGTGTATGGTATAGCGGTATTGAACAAGACATTGCATACTTCTACAACAAGGAAGCGAAGAAGTTCTATCGCAAAGGTCAACCTAGCGAGAGTATGAACTACTTCTGGGCTGATGCCGAGAATGATATACGGAAGATACATAGCGGATTTCCTCAACTGATATGCGAGAAGATGGTCGACTTGATTGTCGGCAACGGTTTCGAAGTAAAAGTAGAGGGCGGAGACGAAACAATACTGCAAGAGAAGATTGACGAAATATTGAAAGATAACAAGTTCAAGTCATTGCTTCTGAACAAGTCAATCGAGACAGAGAGCTGGGCTGGTGGCGTAGCATGGAAGTTGAGTTGGAATCCAGACTTAACAGAGTATCCAATTATTGAGGCGTGGCAACCAGAAAACTATACGAACATTGTCATAAGCGGTAGAATAGTCGCTGATATATTCTATGCGTACTATGACAAGGGCAACTTGAAATATCGTTTAAGCGAGATATATGGTGTTGATAAGAAAGGCGCGTACATCGACTATAAGTTAGAACAACTAACGACTGGTATCACTAACGATGTGAACGCACCTGCGCAGTGGGTTGATGTACCGTTCAAGACACTTGAGCAAACAAAGGACTTGAAGCGCATAACATTTGAAGGATATTTTAAGCGCTTGAGTTTGTATAAGGCGAACAAGTTACCTAACAGCGAGTTCAGAAACTCACTAGTAGGAGAAAGCGACTTCGCTGGATCATATGGAGCGTTCGATGCCATAGACGAGATATTGAGTACATGGATTCAAGAGTTCAGAGATGGGAAACTACATAGATATTTCCCAGAAGAACTAATGATTAAAAACAGTAACGGAGATTATAATTATCCTAGCAACTTTAAAAAAGACCATATATTGTACTCCGACAGTCCTAGTGAGAATATAGACAAGCAGAAAATACAATACGCACAGGGGGATGTCAGAGCCGATAAACACATAGAAAGTTTTAAGGCTTGGGAGATGTTGCTACTGAATAATGCGGGGTTATCTCCACTGACAGTTGGAGCAACGGGGCTAGAGGGTATAGATGCCTCAGCACAGAGCCAACAAGAGCGAGAGAAAGTCAGCATCAGGACAAGAAATAAAAAAATAGAGTTGTGGAAAGAGTTCCTTGAAGATTACTTGCAGACAGTGCTAGAGTTCCATCTGATGACAAAGAGTATGAAGAAGAACGACGTTGAAACTTATGATGTCGGAACAATCCCTGAATTTGAAATCATAGTTAGTTTCAATGATTATATTA